ATGTGCTGCTCCCACAACGCGGCGTCTTCCAAATTGTAGAAGATCGCTTCTTGGCGGGAAGTGCCTTTCTTCTTGTTCTTCATCCACACAACTGCGTATTTCATGCCAAAATTCAGGGTAAACAACAATGTTAACATAGTGACGACCCCACCGTGAGTTTGCACTCGTGGGCAGTGGGATGTCTTTGAAGCAAATAGTGATGTAATGCTCACTAATGAAAGAAATATAACCTGTGACCACACCATATGTCACAGGTTGGAGCAGTTCAAACTGCATCAGTCTTTTACAAACTCAAATGGTTCACGATCTAGATTCTGAGGTGGAGGAAGTCTAAACACTTCACGTAAATCATCTAGATCTTTAATTCTTTTTTCCAAAAGATCAATCTTTGCCTCCAATAGTTGGAAGTTATAATCATTGTTAGTTTGCATTGCCAAGAGATTTTTGATAGTCTCTTTCAATTCTTCTTCAGTCATGGTAATCAGTAACGCTCAGGTAATTTATCATACTGCCACTTTTTAGCAAGATCACCAAGGTCAACTTCACGATGACCCATCATAAGATCACGAAGACTAACAGCACGACAGTATGCTTTCTCATGGTATTTAACTACATCATCGATACAAGATAGCATCTCTTCATATGCTTGTCGTGCTGATACTTTATCATCTTGGAGGTAATCATCGATAGCATCTTGCATACGATCTTGGCGTTGCTTTTCATAAGTCTTGTTCAAAAACTTTTCAGTACCAATCAATTCGGGGCGTCCTTCAATAGTCACGAGTTAAACTCCTCATTACGGCGGCGGTCAAGGTAAGCAATGATTTCACCACGCCACTCTAGCAGTTCATGATAACAGCACTGCTCATGAGCATCTTGGCGCAGTTCATGGTCTGGCTTCAGTACACTCTCGTAAAAGATGTAGAATGCATCCTTACGTTTTTCATGTTTGGTGTTGTCGTTCCAGTCCATGTGATTCTAGCGTAGTCCTAGGTATTTTAGATGGTTTTGTGAGGAAATCAGTATATCCTCATACTTTCTTTACTATTGAGGTCCCCACCCATCGTTCTCAGGGACACAATCATCATCGTCCACACGATCAACTGATGCAATGTCACATACTGGCACCTCATGCTCACCACCTACAAGATACCATGGCATAATCTGTCCATGATACTCAGGGTGAGCAGCATACTCAGTGGTATACTCTCTATCACCGAGATACATTAACTCGCTGTCTGGAATATCGTGATCGCGTAACATTGCTTGTAGTTGCAAGTGCGTCAACTCTGGTTGCGTAGGTACTTTCATTAGATCTCCTTTGAGCATGAATCCTTGCGGTGCTTTGCTATCCTACCACACTGCCCGCGACTGTCAACCCCTAGGCGGAAAATTCTTCCTCAGGTAGTAGTCTAATGGTGTGACTCGCCAGACTATTGAAGTGCGATAAACGTGTGGTACTGTAGGTGCCAGACCCCTGTGTGGATGTTTTGATGGCAAAATAATAATTCTGCCTGGTACATACTCATGTTCTTCAACAACATGCTCACCATCTTTGTCTGTTAGTTGGAATTGTCCACCCCATGAACTGTCCCACTCAGGATTTGTCATCATCAAGAGTGTAATATCATTAGGATCTGCACTATCTGTATGAGTTGTACCATCAAATCCTTGATACTGCACGTTCAAACCAATCTGATTGCACATAAAGTATGCACTGAGCACTTCTTCTAGACGCTCAAGAATATTAAAGAACGGTTCTACCTTCTCATGACATGTAGTAATTCTATTGATACCATTGCCACGTTGGAATAGTTTACATCCCAAGAGTTTATGTGTACCTTCAAACTCATATGGCCATGTAGTTCTATTGGCAATATTATTATATGACAATGGTATTTCACCAATGTGTCCCGCTATTTGATGTAGATACAGTTTATCAAATTGATTGTCAAGAATTTTACATATCATTTTTAGGAAATACTCTTATATTATATGACAATGAGATTCTGTCTTCATTAGATACATTCTCATCAACAGAATGAACCAAATGCGAGGGGAAGAAATAACCTGTACCAGACACTGGCACAATATTTGTATCCAAATTAATATTTTGAAAGTATCTAGACATCTCTGCAGACACTGGATCCTGTTGTGGGTTTTGAATTACAAGATTACCACAATTTTCTGGTGTATTCAAGTAATATACACCAGTAAAATGACCATCATGAATATGCCCTAGGTGATACGACCCAGGAGGATTGATATTGCAAAACAGATTACCAAGAAAGACACTCAACTCTACATTAGGTCCCAGTTCTTCTACAAGGAACTTTTCAAATTGTTTAAAGATAGCACTACTGAGAGTAGCAAGTTCTGGGACCTGCTCAAGGTGATTCTTTTGCCAACCACCTATATTAGATATCTTATCAGTTTTACTATCAAGTTTTTTCAGATCATATAGGTAATCAACAACTGATTTGTTGATATTCACATGATCATCCAAAGTATACTCATGGATGATACTTCCAATTATCATGAAATTCTCTCAAAATCTAAAACAACAAATGTGTAGAGTTTTTTATCTACCAACTCACCACCTCTCCACTTGAATTTAACAGAGAACTGTTGATGTGAGGGACTATGAGTTCTACAATATTCTACCTCTTCTGAAGTTAGAAGTCCAGCGTCTTGCATTCTCTGGAAGTAGAGATTCTTTCTATTTAAGAATGTTTCTGTTGATCCACCAGCAGCATAAAACTCTGATAGGAAGAATGGACTGACTAATTCAATTGACGTAGTATCATCTACTGCATCAAACTGAATGCGAATAGGTGACTTAAAGGATGTTGTAGCGTCTACCTTGCCTTCTTCAAACTCAGCAAAACTTACCGTAACAAATTCCTTTACCTTATCAATTTCAGGAAGATCAAAGTAGTCAAGAACATTAGAGTTAGGACGAAATAGTGTAACATACTTAACAACGTTTCCACTAGTGTCAACTGACACTCCCTCTAACCCAAAGTCAAGATCACTCTGTCTAAGTTCTGTCATCTTAGCAGGTTCTTGTGTGCCTAGAGCACCATACAATGCCTCAAACTTATCATCTCTCAAGTTACCATAATCAAGTGAATGATATACATGATATGACAAATCCTCTGCAAATGTATTATCTGCAGAGGTAATCCACAATCCAGTGTTAGATTTTAGGATAGATTCAGGAAGAAATCCAATTTTAGCACGAGTCTTGCAAAACTCGTAGATATCATTGATTTTATACGATGCTTCAGTTACCAATAACTCTGGTTTAATACAATCATAAGGCAGATACCTATGATAGTTAATCATGCCACTTCCAATGACATGCTCTTCAGCACCAATGTAGTGATTTTCGTATGACATGATTACCTGTTATGATATTCGATAGCACCATTTGGACCATAGACTTCTGCTAGAACATAGAAATCTGGGTCTCCATCATTAGGATTCTTTGGAAAGTTGCCAGCATAGTCTTCTGCCTTCTCAATAGAATCAAATTCTACAAAGATAATCTCGTGTCTTAATATACCAGTGAATACATCATGATCAAGAATCATCTTGTAAGTATCATATACCTGATCTCTTTTTGCTTCATCAGTAATTGCTCTTGGTCCTACATTACGCAGCACAAGAGTTGCTTTCTCTCGGGAAGCAATGTAATTTTCTACAATAGTTTGATATTCAAATACCTGATGGTTGTTCATTTTAGTTCGAGTTTCCAAGCAACAGAGATACGTAAACCAGTGAAAGTTCTAGATGTTTCTTCTGCCCAGTGAGGAACAATTCCAGGGAATATAATTGCCTTATTGGGTTCTGGTACAACAAAGTGGTGTTTAACACCATCGTCAGTAGGAAACTTAAAACAAGTTTTGCCTCCCCATTCTACATTCCACTGACTCATAGGATAATATAATAATGTCCGACCACGATGATTTTGAGAATCTTGATGAGGATAACCCTTCATCCCAAATGTGTGACCGTTGGCGTATACGCGCTCAAAGTTAAATTCGAGTCCAGTTTTTGACTCAATCTTATTTAGGAGATACTCATTAAAGAACTTGTACTTACTCAATGACATCAACCACATGGGAATTTGATTTGCTTTAGACATATCACTCTTATGTCCCCACGCCCACAACCCATTGTTAAGTTCTCTTTGGATTGCCTCGTGGTCTATGTCACTAAAGAAGTTCTTATACTCTACTACATCATCAGGACTATATTGTGGCATTGTTCCTAATCAAATTACATCTAATAGTCTCCAATCTACCACGCATTGGGTGATCACCAACTTCCAAGAGAACTTTTGAAAGTTCTAGTATATCTTCACGAGCACTAGCATTATCAATCATGGAATTCATCCACCATGTAATAACACGACGCTCGCCAGATGTTACAGGTTTGACTCTATGATGCAATCCTGTGTGATAGATTACCGCATCACCAGCATTTAATTTAAACTCCTGTGAAATATCACCAACCTTAATCTCTAGTTCTCCACCTTCATAGTCACCAGGATCATTCAAGAATACAGTTACACTGTAATCTGTCCTCATTTGATCTAAGATAAAATTATCATAGTGCCAACTATAATGCATTCCCTCACTATATTTGAGGAAATTTGGATGAGTATGACCTTTAGGCAAGAAAATATAATTTAGTCTCTTATCACTAGCAATATGCTGATCCATCAACTTTACCATCGATGGATAATGCAACTCATCTAAAATTTGTTGATTGTGTTTTACTCTCCTGTCATTAGATCCAGACCAGGAACCGTCAGTAAATTCACAGAACTCATAAAAATCATTAATGTTGTTCACAACCCCTTGAGGCAACATGTTAAGAGTATGGATCATATTAATCAGTAGGCATAAATTTAGCGAAGTTAAACTTATCGAAGACTTCATCTAACTTCAGTTCTCTTGCAAGATCTAAAACTTTTCTGTCAATAGGTCTGAAGTTAGCATCATATGTCTCAAGATAGTTAATAAGATTAAGTTGCGTTTTTGATACGAAATCTACAGATGCGTCAAAATCATATTTTTGGAATTGATCGTCTGTAGACAGGTATTCTACATCACGATTGGGGTACATGGCAAGATATTTCCTAGGATCGATAGGATACTTTAATGTCTGAATAAACTTGAACATCTCAAAGTTATCAGCAAATTCTTCTCTGGGATTATCTGGGAGCAAGTCTCTAAGTCTCTGTCTCCAAATTGCCCAGTCCGTTTTCTCCTCATCATATTTTACTGGAGTATCAGGAAGAACTCTGAAATCGGAATACAATAACATTTTCTGGATTTCATCCATTTTTTTGAACCACTTATGATCATAATAATAATCAAGTTGCTCTAAGTTCAACTCTCTTGCTTTTTCAAGAACCTCGTATTCTTTTGCTTCTTTCTGAACAATTACAACTGCATTGATAACGTCACGAATTCTTTTTACATCAGCAACGTCACCATCAGTGTAATTATATGTTGTCCAGTAAGTTGACTCTGTTGCAAAATCATATTTGATTTTCTTTCGTTGACACAGGTACTTATCATTATTATAAAGAACTAAGTGCTCAATTTCATCCTTTCCTGGGTCGTGCCACTCTGAAGAAATTGCGGGTAGCACGACATCTTCCCATGCTTTTTCATCAACAAAAGTAGTTCTAGCACCAAGAGCAACTCCACCAAGAGTGACAGCTTTTTCAGCAAAATTTAACTCCATGACAGATTCTTTTGGTCTAATAGTGTTAGACCAAAATTCTCTTACCTCATCCTCGGTTGGTTGTTGATAGAAATATTCTGCCATTATGGAACCCTGATATACCAGCCAGTCAAAATGTATTTATCTTGAGTAAAGACTGTATTGCCTTTATGAACATGAGTCATAGATGCAGGCCAAACAACAACAGTACCTGCAGTGGGTTGAATTCTTCTACGCTGATACAAAAACTCGGTTTCTGCTTCACCTTCTGGCATATCATTTAGATAGATTGCCCAGACAAGTTCTCTAGCATGATGTCCAAACCCAGAGTTTTCATAATGCCACATGTGATAACCACCGCCAGGTGGTGTTTTTTGCATCTTACAATCTTCAGAGATAAACTTACCACTCTTCAATTGATCATACTTTTTAATATAATGCTGTACACATGCAGTCAAATACTGGTTTGCCTCATAATTTAATGATGCATCAGAGTAATTCAACAACAAAGATTCATCCCGTCTACCAAGACTTCCTTGATTGAATTGAGTTGTCCCGTCCATAAGTTCTTGTTCCCTTGGATCAGGACTTTCAAGAACAGAACTAGTAGACCTAATTTGTTCAAAGTGTTCAATAAATTTATCACAACGCACTTTTGGCATAAAGTTTTTCCAAACACCAATAAAGTCTTTAAATTCAGACTGCGTGATGTTTTCGTCCTCCATCAGTTCGATGGGACGAATAGGTTGTACCGCCATAATCTACCTCAGTATGCTTTAATAATATACTTGACTCGATAGTATTTAGTCAATAGGGAAACATTGTCTTGTGGAACTAAAGATGGTGTTGGGATAACTTGTTTTGATAAATTTAGTGCAAAAGTTGCCTCGTTTGCTGCTAGTGCGAGTTCAGTTTGAGAGAAATTAATGTCCGTTGTTGTATTTGTAGCAAGACCACCAGCTGCAGTTCCTGCACCAGTATTATTTCCCCATCCATATACGTTTGCACCGTCACCAAAGTCAGATCCTTCTTGAATATAATGTGAGTGAGATAATAGTGTGCCTGGGTTATACACACTAACATTTGCATCTACATTATTACACAAGACGCCAGCACTATACTTAGAACCTCCAGGAAGACCAGGGATACCATTTTGTGGATCACCTGGCCAATAGTTATTGAAAGCTGCATTAAATTCTCCACCAGGAGCAACAACACTATTATAACCAATTTGAGGATAAGTTGCGTCCCTAATTTCTCCCGAACTGATACCAAAGAATGCACCACCAGTAGGAGGAGATCCCCAAGGAACCCAACCAACAGGCACCTGATCCGCCTGTCCACTAATAATAACATGTTCATGTTGTGGAACATTTACAATGATGTCTCTTACTGGTCCAATCGTTGCTTGAATGTTTCCAACAATATTATAATTAATTTCTCCAGTAATTCCTTCTGCACCAGTGGTTACTAGAGTGCCAAGTTTAAAGAATTTACTATCACTTTGACCAGTTCCACTGTATACTTGTTCGTCTGGTGGATCACCCTGAGCATCAATCTTTCCAATATACCAGTTTCCTCCACCAGAACCAGCAGTAAATGCATCACCAGAACCAGAAGAACTTAAATCTGGTGCATTATATGTAACAAGTGTTGGTGATGATCCTGTGTTACCATCTACGTTACCAGTACCATGTAATCTTCTATTCTTATAGTCAGGAAGTTTAAAAGATCCAGAATATGTTTTGGTATTTCCATTAACAGTTTTAGCACCATTACCACCATAAGTATTACCAATAACATCCCATAGATCTGGATAGTCTGCTGCTTGTAGAGTATCACCTTCACAGACAATCCAACCAGGAAATCTAGATGCTAATGAACCACTGAGGTCACCCCAGTTTCCCTGCTTATCTCTAAAGATAGTCATGACAGTTCCTAGAGCCATGCCATCTTCTTTCTTATTCCTAACACTGTACCAATGTCCAGGTTGGATATTATCAGCACTATCATACGTAGTGACTGTCCAAGAAGTATTATATGCCATGTTATCCGACTGTTATTGAAATAGAAACAGGAGTGCCAAGAGATGCGCTAGTTGTTATTCTGAGTCGCAGTGTCTCACCATTATTTATTGATCCCGATGTAACCCATGGTCCACCATTGATCTGCATTTCACCGCCACTAATAGCAATTGGAGATGGAGATGTGATACCAAATATTTGAACTACATTGCTATTAACAAGAGTATTTGGTGGTTGATTATCTTGATCAATGAAACTAAATGCATCTGGGTCAATATCACCAGCAGTTGTAGTAACTACTTTCCAATCATCTGATAGTTGATTGAGTGGGAGATTTCCAATAGTAACAGTAGTTTCTACTTCACCTCCAGGTTCTGTGCTAGACAACAAACGCAATTGCAGTGTGTCATTAACATTGATGTTTCCACTAGTTACCCATGATCCACCATTGATTCGGAAATCTCCATTAGTTACAGTAACAGCAGTAGGAACATTTAATCCTGTAATTGTTAGAGTGTCACTAGTAACATAAGTGTTTGCTGTTACATTTAACTTGTCGGTAAAGTCAAAGAAGTCTGGGTTATCATCAGCAGTAGTAACATTAGTGACATTCCATGTAACAACTGGTCCACTACCAACAGATACACCAGTTTGTATAGAGTCACCCAATGCATTACTAGTCAAAACTCGCAATGCTAAAGTTTCTCCGTTATTAATTAATTTTACTGCAGTGCTGAAAGGTTCACCATTTACAGAAGATTCAGCACCACTCAGTGGGGTACTAACTGTACCAATAACATTGAGTCCACTGATTGTAACCAGATTACTAGTAACATATGAACTAAGTGGGGCATCAACTACATCATTGAATGAAAAAGCATTTGGTACGTTTACTGGTTCTTGTTTGGTAAATACACTCCAAGTTGTATTCGTAACACCAACAGAGATTGATGATTCTTTTTCAGTGCTATACAAGGATGAGGATTCCATCCTAACTCGTATAGTATCACCATTACTAACAGTTTGTATAGCACTTGAATAGGCACCACCATTTACAGACAACTCAGCACCATTAGTGACAAAAGCATTTACACTTACACCAAGTCCACTAATAGTAACAATTTCTGTCTCATACATTGTTGATAATTCTGCATTTTGAATACTAGAAAATGCAAATGTATCTGCAACATCATCTGGTCCAGTGACGTTTACCGTGACAGTTTGTTGTGCAAAAACACCACCAGCAGATGCTGTTAGAGTGTATGTAGTTGTTTCTGTAGGACTAACGATAGATGTAAACTGTTGTCCTACAGAAACAACACCAACTCCATTGTCAATTTCTGCTGCTGTGGCGGTTTCCTGTCCATTAAATAGTGTGCTCCACGATAAAACTACAGCTTCTCCTAGCAAAATATCTGTATCTGGGGAATTATCATTTGCTCTAAAATAAGCAATAGTAGGGGGAATTGTAAAACTTACAATCGCATAACCATTATTATTGTTGGTAGATTGAGAATCTAAACTAAAGACAGCATCGTTATATCTAGATCCTCCACCACCACCAGAAGATCCACCAAAAGAATTATCTACACCAGCACCACCACCGCCGCCAGCAGAACTACCGCCACCACCGCCGCCGCCTCCGCCGCCGTCACCACCACAGTTAGTGCCACCGTTTCCATTTGCTGCACCAACAGCACCAGCACTAAGACCACCGCCAGCAGATGCTCCGTTACTACAACTACGGTTCCAGGAACCTCCACCACCACCGCCGCCACCGCCGACGTTGCAAACCCATTGATTGAGTCCTATATCAAATACACCAGAAGCACCACCACCGCCTCCACCTGATCCAGACCATCCACCACCTAAACTATCTCTTCCACCAGCACCACCACTACCAGCACTAGAAGATCCACCACTACCACCTGCTTTATTTCCAGGAGATCCCGAAGCACCATTACTTCCTTGTGTACCAACATAGATGTTAAATTGTCTACCTTCAGATGGTAAGATTTCAAAAACTCCAACTCTACCACCTGCACCACCACATCCACCGCCACCAGCATCAGATCCACCAGATCCTCCACGACCTGCGGCAAGAGTTAAGTACGCAGTTATATCAGGAGGAATAGCAACAGCATGAGTGCCAGTTCCATATACAGTTGTAGTTCCTGCTCCAGTTCCATTGTCAGGGGCAATAACAACCACTCTAATAGTATCAGTAGTTGTACCACCAGCACCAGTAGCAGATATTGTATAATCAGTAGAAACTGTAGGAGAAACCACTAAAGTATCAGTAGCAGCAACCGCAACACCATTCAATGTTATACTAGTTGGATTGTCTGCAGGAACACCAGCAGTAACTTCCCATGATAATGTTGTGCTTCCGCCAGTTACAACTACTGCGGGATTAGAACTGAATTGTACGTTTGGCGGATCACCTGAGTCAAATTGAATGTAAAAATAACCATCATTCATTTTATCGGTGATGAATGCTTCATCAGTAATAGCACAAGTGGGAACTGCTAGATCATTATAATATCCTCCCCCACCAGTTCCTGCTTGACCAGGACCGTGGTTACCTGATTGCACAGCTGCACCACCAGATCCTGCAGGTACTCCACCACCGCCACCACCAGATCCTCCATTAGACCCACTACCACTACCACCATTGCCTCCAGTTCCACCACCACTAAAAGTGGTAGTAAGATTAGTGTTGTATGTGGGAAGTTGTCCACCATAATCATACGCACTACCACCACATCCACCGCCGCCACCAGCAACAGCAAGAACAGTACCAAGACCAACAGCAACTAGAGCAGATGCTCCACCGCCACCAGAACCACCACCATCAGTTACCCAAGTCTCTCCACCACCAGAAGATCCACCTGCTCCACCAGAATAATAACCAGAACCTCCTGCTGCACCACCATCAAATCCAAAACTACTGTTTGCAATACCTCCACGATCGCCAAGATAAACAGTAATAGTTTGACCACCAACAACTGCGGGATCTAAACTTCCAGTCATGTACTGCCCCTGGGGCGCTTCTTGGAATGGAGATGGAGTGCCTACATTTCTAGGATCAACATACGAAGCAGCATATGCACTACCACCAACTGCACCACGAAGTATAAAACTTACGTTTGTAGCATTTGCTGGGAAGTCAAATGTATAAGTTCCTGGGTTGGTAAATTCGTATGTGAGAGTTGCCATTATCCTATCGTAATATTCATGGTCTTTGGTGTTGACAATGTAGGAGCAGTCAAAATTCTAAGTTGTAATGTATCGCCATTGTTTAAAGTACCAGTTGAAACCCAACTGCCGCCATTTATTCTAAACTCACCATTTGTGATATTCATTGGTGCTGCACCAGTAATACCAGTAATAAGAACAGTATTACTAGTAATCAAAGTATTGGGGGGTTGATTATCTTTGTCAACAAAGTAAAATGCATCTGGTATCAAATCACCATCAGTTGTGGTAAATACTCGCCAGATATCAGTGAGTTGTGTAAGTGGAGAATTTCCAATCGTTACATTAGTATTTACCTCACCACCAGGGTCAGGACTAGATGTCAACCTAATTTTTACTTGCTGATTATTAACAATTGTGGTCGCAGGTCCATACAATGTAGTATTACCACTAACTGGATCATATACAATAATGTCAGCATTTGGATTATCACATGTAATATTTGTCGGAACATTAATACCAGTAATAGTTACATACTCACTATCAACTGGTGTACTGGGTTGTTGATTAATTTTATCAAAGAAATCAAAAAAGTCTGGACTATCATCAGCTACAGCAACATTAGTGACGTTCCATGTTCTAGCAGCGCCGTCACCAACAGTTATTTGTGTACTTTTTAGTTCACCAAGAGCATCACTGGTAAACACTCGTAACTGTATAGTTTGTCCATTTGTCATTGTTTGTGGTAAATTAGTCCATGCACCACCGTTTACTCTACATTCAAAATCAGTATTGCTAGGAGCACTTACAGTTGTATCTCCCGTAATGCCAGTGATAGTTACAACGTTACTTTCAACATAAGATAAAATTGGCGCATCAACTACATCGATAAAAGAAAAATCATTAGGAACATTATTACCTAAACTCTTTGTTGTGATATTCCAATTACCAGTAGTAACACCAATAGTTAAAGTTGATGTTTTCTTAGTTACATAATTAGGAGAAGATGTCATCCTCAACTGCACCGTATCTCCAGAACACACTGTTTGTGTTGCTGTAGAAAATGCACCACCATTAACAGACATCTGAGCACCATTTGATGCAAATGCTTCTTGGCACACTTCCAGTCCACTAATTGTAACTATATTTGAGTCATATGAAGTTGATAGTTCAGCATTTGAAACGCCATCAAAAGCAAAAGGGTCTGCTTCAT